GTGGAATTTATGTTAAGTATGAAGTAAGCTTAACAACAAAACCGCGCATCCGGTGAAACAAGATGCCTCTGGTAGATAGATCTCCCCCCGCCAAAAAGGCGGGGTCTGCATATGTACGATGTCTGAACGTCCTGCTTGAAGTATACAGGGCGTACGGATGTGAACAGGAACGATTGGCCGAACGGACAGTGTCGCACTGGGAGCGTTTGGTTAGCACTGCTGGTGGAAAATGGATGAAGGTGGTCAAGTACAAACTTGCCGCATTCTTCGCATTCTACCACAAACAGGTCATGCCATTGCCCCCGGAGGGGATGTGCGAGGACCGTGCCGACTTCTTACTCGGTGGTGGAGCGGGACGCTTCGCAAAGGGTATCCTCAAAGTGACGGATACCGCAAGCGAAGAGACGCTGTACAGAAGGAACAGCTTTCTCGAGAGCGTCCTTCAGAGTAAGAAGGGGATGGAAAGAGCAAGTAGGGAGGAACTTGCCAAGGAAGAGGAGGAGTTCGTCACGCACATGACGACGCGTGTCGAACCCCCAATGGACGATGAGATTGTCCAACAACTTCAGAGGACTGTGGATGAGCTATTCCCACTGGGTAAGTCAGCGATGACATACCAGCAGCGAGTAGCCCTCTGCTTTCCAAGTACCTCGGCCAATTACATCAATGACCGTAAGAATGCCGGGGCCGTCGGAAGAATTCTCGACGACCCACAGCTAACTGACGGTCTCAGACGACCGGGTGGATATTCAACCATCCGGGAGGTGAATGTTTTTGCGCCCGCAAATCTGGAAGAGGAGGTAATCTCCCAGACAGCCCTTATGCATGAGAGCAAGGGGCTTGAACGCGCCTATGAAGACCTCTGGTTCCGAATGTTGGCCCGCGTGACCCCGCTCAATGAAGAGGAGGTCAGTGCAGGTGGAAGACGGGACACAGAAGGAAAAGAGATCGAGATCGAGCAGCCGACGGTGAAGCCGGTAGCCCTCGCAGAGGCCCTGAAGATCAGAATGATCACAAAGGGCCCACCGCTGCTCATGACGGTCCTAAGGCCGTATTGGAAGGTCGTCCACCGGACACTCGCACGACACCGCGTCTTCAGGCTGATCAAACAGCCCGTTAACGCAGAGTACGTGACGGATGTCCTGGGTGATAAGCTGAGAGATGATGAGTCATATCTCAGCGGCGACTATGCACAAGCAACGAATCTGCTGTACAGCTGGTGTAGTAACGCTGTGGCAGACAGACTTGCAAGAAACCTCGAACTAGACACGGTAGAGTCCGCATTACTGCGAACATCTTTAACCGGTCATATCTTCGAAGGTGGAAGGAAGCAGGTTACGGGGCAGCTCATGGGTTCGATCACAAGCTTTCCGGTGCTCTGCATCGTGAACGCAGCGGCCTGCCGCTTCGCCTTGGAAAAGGCTCAGCAACAGCGGATCGCACTCTGCGATGCACGTCTGATAGTAAACGGTGACGACTGTGCTATGGAGGGACCTACCAGTCTATATAAGCACTGGAGTGAG